ATTTACATCTGATGAATGGTTCTTATTAAAGAAGTTTGATTTATTAGAAGGTGGTGAACATGGTTGGTCTCAATATGTGGATAGTGAAACAACTACTGGTTTTTGGTCTGATGGAACTGTAGATGGTGAGTCATCTGGCGTAGCTGCTACATTAGCTAATCCAGCTAGCTCTGATTCATATGAAAGAACAACTGCTGTTCTTAAAGTAGAGGCTGGTACAGCAATGGGTACTGGTAGAAAAGGTATAGCTAGGGTAAGTGGATTTAAGGTTTCTCCTTTGTATGCTACAGTAGATTTAAATTCTACAAGTACTCAAAGTACCACATTGAATGTTGTTAATCCAGGTCCTAGTTCTCAAGCTACATTTGTAATAGATGTTCTTGATGAAAATTATGATATATTATATACTACTCAAGTAGAAAAGAATATATCTGATTCAGGTGCTGCTGAACCTGATTATACAGGGGGAGGAGGTTATGGTGCTGACCAAGGCGGAAGCAGTTAAAGCATTAGTAAATCATTGTAAAAAGAAGTATGGAAATAGATTTGAATTTTTCTTTACAGGTAGCTTTGCTAGGAATGAAGAATCTTTTAATGATTATGATATAGCAATATATGATAATAAAAATGATTGCAGAGATTGGGAAGATATATTATTATATTTCCATAATAAAGTTGAGTCAGATGATAAACCTATTGATGCTCAAGTAGATCAAATGTTTAAAGTTGTTAGTAGAATGAGTGGAAATACATTAAATAATTATAAAGATGAGTTAGTAAAAAGATATGTATATAGCGATATTAAATTAAAAGATAAAGATAATGTTAAATATGAAAATATCTATGGTAACTTATGGCAAAAAGAAGTTTTATTAGTTAATCATAAACATAGAGATATGGGATTAGATAAAGTACAAAGAGCATTTAGGACAATATAATGGCAGATTATTCTCAAATGAATCCAGGTAAACACCATTTAGGATATAGATTTCCAACACCTGCGTTAAATGATACATTAGCAATGCATGTTGAAAATGAACACAAAATAGAATTGAAATACAAAACAGCGGTTGTTATAGGTAGAACTTTATATGTTGGTAATGTTCAAGTTTTTGATAGGTCAAAAGGAACTATAAGAGTTGAAGGTGATGCTATGTATAAATCTATAGTTAATCAATTTGATTCTTTTGCTGATTATGGTAAAATAGAAGCAGCTATTAATGATGGCGAAGATATAACTGCATTAGCTAGAGTTGGTAATAAGATATTACAATTTAAGAATCATACTCTATATATAATTAATATTTCAGGTTCTATAGAAGTATTAGAAGGAACTCATAAACATAAAGGTGTTAATAATCCAGCTGCCGTATGTGAAACAGATTATGGTGTAGCATGGGTAAATGAGAATGGTTGTTACTTGTATGATGGTAAAACTATAACAGACTTATTAGAAAAGAATGCTTTACAAAAGATAAAAGAAAGTGAATGGGAATCTTTTATTGTTAATCCTATGATTGGTTACTTTCCTAGAAAAAGACAAATAATTGTTGTTGATGATTATAGTGATGGAGGAGATGGTACTTGTTATTTATATGATTTAGTTACTACAAGTTGGACTAAAAGTTCAGCAGCTAAGTTTGAAGATGCTATTAAATCTAATTTTCAAAATGATAGGAATGGTAATTTAATTTATGGAACACCAATAAATACAGATGAATCAGCTATTAAGCAATGGTCTGATACTTCAGTAGCTTCATCTGGCTTTTCTCTCGTTACAAAAGATTTAGATTTTGGTCAACCTTCTGTAAGAAAGAAAATATATAAAGCTTATGTATCTTATAAAGGAGATGGCAGTGCTGTTACTTTAACTTACTCATTCAATGGTGATACTGATACAGTTGCTAATTTTTATAAAATAGATTCTACTGGAGCTACTACTGGTGCAACAAATTCTACTACTCCTTTATTTGGAAGTACAGTAGGTACTGATGATTGGGTATTAGCAGAACTAAAACCTGTAGCAGCTATTAACAATAAATATAGTTTTAAATTGCATTTTGGAGGAACAGCAGGAGCTGATTTTAAAATCAATGATATATCTGTAGTATATAGAATAAAAAATATAAAGTAATGCCAAATATTAAAACAGGAGTTCCAATAGTATCAGAACTTCGAGAAGGAGTTACTGAATATAGATATGTACCAGGTAAGGGATTAATATCTTATACTAAATATAATAATAAATTATATTCATCTAAGCAATTTCCATCTAGCACACCTCCTGTAATAGATAAAAAAGCTAGAACAGTAATTAATAATAGTGAAACTATTAATATAACAACTACTAGCGATGGAACTGGAGGTACTTCAAGTCTTGATATAGATGAATTAAATGCTTTAAGTGGTACTGGATTACATCAAACTCAAGATCACTTTGTATTTTCAGATAATGGAACTGAGAAGAAAATAACATTTAGCAATTTAGAAGATGCTATATTTTCAAATATGAACTCAGCTTCTTCAGATGTAAGTGTAGCTGCTGGAGGGGCTATAACTATAGCAAATGATGCAGTTTCATTAGCAAAGATGGCAGGTTTAGTTAGAGGTAAATTTATAGTTGGTGATGCAAGTGGTAATCCATCAGCTTTAGCAGCTGGTGCGAATGGTAAAATATTAGTTGCTGATGCAAATGGAGATCCATCTTGGACCACATTAGATGGAGATGCATCAATTTCAGCTGGTACATTAGCTATATCAAGCGATGTTATTGTTAATGCCGATGTTAAAACAGACGCAGCTATTGCTGTATCTAAACTTGCTCTTACAGCAGGAGATGGATTAACACTTAATACTAATGATATGGATTTAGATGCTGCTCTTACTACGGTTACATCCATCAAAAACAACTCACTCATTATTGGTGGTAATTCACAAAATAACACGATTGATTTTGGAACTGATGATGTAATCCTATTCGATACTGATAATACAGAAAGAATGAGGGTAGACGCAGCAGGAGTTGATGTAACAGGGACTATAACTGCAACAGGAAATATAACTATAGCTGATGCAGGTACAATAGGTTCTACTAGTGATACTGATGCTATAGCAATAGCTAGTGGAGGTGATGTTACATTTAGTCAAGATATAAAGCTTGGTACTTATAGTAATCCAAATTTCAGTAATGGATTAATAGGTTCTTCTAGTTTTACTTCTGGTTTTGCAGGTAGTGGATGGCAAATTAATCATAGTAGTAATGATTTTACTATTGAGTTAGATAATATGTTTATTAGAGGAACTCTTAGTGTATATGAATTATTGATTCAACAAATAAGAGCTACTAATGGAGCTGTGTTTGTTACTTCAGCTGCTAAAGTAGAATCTGTTAGTGGACTATCTACTACTGATGATGATGGATATATTACATTTGAAGATCCAAACGGTACAAATATATGCCCATTTGCTGTAGGTGATATTATAATGATGCAAAGAATAGTTCCAGGTGCTTTAGTTGCTGGTAATGCAGCTGGTAACGCTACTAATGTAATTAAAAAATGTGTTTATAAAGTTACTCATATAGGTCAATTTTCAACAAATAATGTTGCTACTGTTACAAATATAAGTTATGACAATCTTGCAATTCCTGTAGCTGGCGATGAATTTGTTAGGATAGGTAATGTTGGGGATGATAATGGAGGTGATGATGATAGAAGAGGATTATTATATCTTACTTCAGATGATAGTAATGCTCCTTTTATGGATGTTAAAGATGAAGTAGATAGCTATGCTGACTGGCATAGTACATCTACTACTAAAGTAAGAGTGGGGAAGTTATCAGGTATAACAGATGCTGGTCTTAATGGGGGTAGTGCTTTAAGTGGATATGGTTTATATGGTGGTAATGTTTTTCTTAAAGGAGCTATTAATGCTACAAGTGGTCACATAGGAGCTAATGCTTCAGGTGCTAATGGATGGGTAATTGCTGAATCTAAAATATCTAGCACTGATAGCAGTAATGTTATAGGATTGGTTCAAGATAATGCTGCTCATGCAGACGTTGGGGGTATAAGTTCTTTTTATGCTGGAGCTACAGCATCTACTGGGGCTGGTGCAAAAATATCATTTGGTAGCGATGGTAAGATAAGAGGTAATGGAATATATATAAAAGGAGGAGTTGAATATCTTATTACAGCTTCAAGAATATTTGGTAATGGTAGTGATGGTGCTTTAACACTTAGTAGTGATACTCAAACAAGTTCAATAGATAGTGTAAATTGGGTTGCTAGTGGTATCTTGCAAAGAGATATATATGCTACTAATCTAACTATTAATGCTGGTGTAAATATTAAAACTGGTGGGTATAGAATATTTGTAAGAGATACTTTAATTATTAATGGTTCAGGGACTAGTCTTTATAATGTTGGGTCAGCAGGTGATAATGGTTCAAATGGTACTAATGATGCTCAAGGAGCTGGTGGTAGTGGTTCAGGAGCTGGTGGGTTAGAAGGTAGTTTAAAAGGTGGTGTAGCTGGTGGTAATGGAGGTAATGGTGGTGACGCTGGTACACAATCAGAAGATCCAAATGGTGATGATGGAAGCGCTGGAACAGCTGGTGGATCTACTTCAAATTGTATAAGAAGATACTCAAATAATGCTGGTGGGAGAGGAGCTAATGGAGCTGGATCAGGTGGTGGAAGTGGAGCTGGTGGTAGTTCAGCTGCGGTTGCTGGATCTAGTACAGATGGAAAAATAAGTATTACAAATGCAGATTTATCATATATAATAGCTATGAGAGATTTTTTTACAATAGATGGTACATCGCCTTCACTTTTACCAGCAGCTGGCTCTTCTGGCGGGGGAGGCGGTGGAGGTGGTGATTATGTTAGTGGTTCCGGAGGAGGCGGAGGTGGCGGAGGCCAAGGTGGTGGTTCTGGTGGTCATGTTATGGTTGTAGCTAGACAAATAACAGGAACATTAAGTAATTTAACTTTAGCTGCTAACGGAGGAAATGGTGGTAATGGTGGAAGTGCAGGTACTGCTGTTGGTTCTGGTACTGGTGGCATAGGAGCTGGTGGTAATGGTGGAGATGGAGGTTGTGTAACATTGATAACTGGTACTGATCCAGGGACATCAGGAAGTGGTGGTATAATAAGAAATGTTTCAGGAGGAACTAAAGGCAATCAAGGTGTATCTGGAGGTAGCGTTGCTGATACAGCTGCTTCGGATGGTGAAGATGGAACTGCTTTAACAATTCAAGTATAGAAAGGAAGTAAAATGGCTAAAAAGAAAATAACAATAGATGAAAGATTAGATGCTTTAAAAAAGCAATTAAAGCAGATTGAAT